ATATTCAAATTATAAATATATAATGTATTTATCTATTATATTAATTATTGTAGCAATACTAGTATTTTATAATGAAATAAACACTAAAATGGATAATGTTGAATATGTTTTATTAGCAATTTCATTAATTGCAATTATTAGAGCATCAATTAATTATATGAATTTTGATAATATAGGTGAAGGTTTTACTTCAAATAATAAAAAAAATAAAAAAAATAATAATAATTATGAGAATTATAAAAATCATGATGATAATGTTGATGATAATGTTGATGATAATGTTGATGATACAATGATTATTAATTCAGAAGATTCAATAGAGTATTTAGATTCTGATGAAACAGAAATTAAAAAAATAAGTAATTCTTTTGTAGATTCTATACAAATAGATAATGCAAGAAATGAAAATAAAAAAAGTTCTATAGCTGTTAATCACGTTAATGACTTACTTGGTATCGTGGATACAAATATATCAAATTTTGCAGATATACCTACACCAACAAGGACTAATACTACTGATGATGAAATTAAAAGTGTTTTTAGTCCAAAAGTAATTATTGGAAAAGGTAAAGGTAAGAATAATAGTAATAATGATAATAATGATAATGGTGATAGTAATAATTATTATAATAAATATAGTAAAAGTTCTAGCTGGAATAATGTATTTGTAAATGATGGTTTTAAATTTAATAATACTATGTCACCTGACACAAATTTATGGAGAGACAGGCACGGATATTATAATGGAGGTGAAGATGGTGAAGGTGGTGAAGATGGTGATGGTAATAATAGTTGTAAACGTAGTTGTAAAGAATATAATCCATATAATAGTATTAGTGGAGACCAATGGTCTCAAGGTATGGATGCTTATAATAGAGGAAAATGGCAACGTAATCTTTATAATCGACCAAGTGATTATGTAGATTATAAAACACCAAATGGATATGGAACTACTACTCCTGATAGTTCTAGTTCTAATTCTGAATCTAATTCTGAAAATAATAATGATACAAAAAAAAAGTGTGGTCCTTATGATACTACATATGAAGACGATTCTGGAAATTTAATTGTTAAGGATTATAAAGATTCTAAAAAATGGGTAGCAGGTTATACTTATGTTCCACCAATTCACTGGGATGTACCTCAAAAACATAATGGTGTATGTAAGTCTCCTACTCCAAACGTTCAAAAATTAACGGGTTTAGTTGATAGAGGATTACCTCTAAATGCATTAGAATTAAATTCTGAAGGCAAAATTGCTAATACTGAATCAGATGTAACTTTAACTAATATTGGTAGTATGGTTCCTAAATTTAATTATCAAGAACAACCATTTAGTAAACCTTATGTATAAAAATATTGATTGATATTTAATTGTATTTTTGTTTTGTATTTTTGTTTTGTATTTTTGTTTTGTATTTTTGTTTTGTATTTATAATTTTTTATTTTTCTTTGTAATAATTAGAATAAAATAATAATTTTTTATAAAAATATATATGAAAACAAAACAAAATATAAAACACATTAAGTATTGATATGAAAGGTATATATATAAACCCAAGACAATTAAATATTAATACAATATTAAAAAAACATAATCCAAATCTTAATAATCCGCCAAATAATCAATTTTTTAATAAAGATAATAAAAATAATTATTTAAATTCTGATATTACATTTATAAACAATATTTTAAATAATAATTCTTTAAAAGAACAACAAACAGAATCACAAAAACAATCGCAAAAACAATCGCAAAAACAATCAAATTCATATAATATTGTAAAATATTTAGGTGAAGGTATTCAGGGCAGTTTATATTTAGCTAATGATTTAGATAAAAAAAGGTACATATGTAAAAAAATTAATATAGATAAAAATAATACTAATCAAATTAAACAATTAGAATTGGAATTAAATATATTAAAATATCTTTCATCAAATAAGGTAACCAAAAAATATATTAATCCTTGTTTAGACTATAAATTAATTGATAATAATGTTTTTACAATATTTCCTGTTTTTGATGGATATAGTCTAAATCACTTAACTACATATTTAAAAAAGCTAGATAATAATTCATATTATAAAATTATATTTCATCTTATAAAAACAATTTTACAAGGAATGGCAAATATACATCAATCAAAAATAGCTCATCAAAATCTAAATAATAATTCAATATTAGTTTCTACTTATGAAAATCCTAAAGAAATTAAAATTAAATTTACTGATTTTGGTTTAGGTTGTGGTCATAATAATTTTAATAGTAAAAAACAAAGCAATATGATAAATATTTCTGAATATACAAATAAAGAACATAATGAAAACTATAATGAAGAAACTAATACAATTAAATCATTGTTTAATTTTAATTCTTGTAAATTACATAATTTTGCTCCTATTAATTTAACAGAAAATGTTATTTCAGAATTAGTGGATTTAGATTATTTATTAATTTCTCAAAAATATGATTTATTTTGTCTAGGTATTATATTTATAAAATTATTATTATTTTTTGATAATTTTGATATAGATTTATCAAAAGGTTATAATTCAAAAACTAAACAAGAATTACTATCAATAATAGATGAAAAATATTTATTAAAATCAAAAGATAAAAAAGATAATGATAAAAAAGATAATGATAAAAAAGATAATGATAAAAAAGATAATTATATAAAAGATTATAAGAATATGTTTCCATTTATTAATGTTAGTAATAATGTGAAACAAGATATATTTGAATATTTAAAATTATTTAAAGAATTTATATTATGTAAAACTGCAAATAGAAAATCTTGTCAATATATTCTAGATAAAATTATAATATATGAAAAATATAAAGGTGAAGTATTTTAATTACTAGTTAGAAATAGATGTAGCTATATTCATAGGTGTATTTGAATTTGTATAACTATCTATTTTATTATCTGAATATAGATATTCAATAATTCTTTTACTAACTACTTCTCCAATACGTCTTTTTGTTTTACCATTATCTGTCAGAATTATTTCTGATATAAGTGCAATTCTAGATGTATCTGTTTCACATTTATCATAAGCTTGAAATAGTTTTTTTATTGTAGGAAATACTTCACTTATCTTTGTAGCAATATTTGTACTTACACCTGGAATATTTGTTAATGATATTTGATTCCATAATTGAGGTGTTAAATTTTCCTTTTTACATTTTTTTACTGAATTGAGATATGAATTATTTATTTGTTGTGTATCTATTTGTGTTGTAGATACAATATTTTTTTTGTCTTGGTCTTGGTCTTGATCTTGGTCTTGGTCTTGATCTTCAGTATTATGATTTTCAACAGGTACAATAGGTGTAGTAGATGTAGTAGATATAGTAGGTTTTAATTTGAAAAAATCAGTAATATCTTTATTGATTCTTTCATAAATTCTAATTATAATATCTAGAGTCTCATTTAAATTTGTAGTTCTAATTAATGGTATTTCATCACGAAAAATAGAACTTACTAAACTTCCGTGAAAAACTTTTTTCTCGGTAGGATATCTAACATCTTGACAAGAACCTTCAATTAGGTAGCATATTATTTTATTACCATTTGATTGATGCTTTTCGGCTTGAAGTCTAAGCTTTTGTTCTTTATATCGACCATCTTTAATACTAGCTAACATATCTAGAACACATTTACGTTCAATTATAATAGATTTATCTGGTTGCGTATCAGATGAAATTATAATATCACCTATCTGTAAACTTTTTAATTCATATGGTATTGTAAATGATGACGTAGATTTAATAAGGTCTATTAACTTTCCTTCACGATTATCTATTATAAGCATTTTATTTATGTTTTTATCTTTAATAATATCTTTAATAATATCTTTTAATGTCTTTTAATATTTGTATCTAGATACATATTATAATAATCTTTTATATAGAAAAATAAATATATAAAAAAATTTAAAATACAAATAAAAATATATAAAAAAATTTAAAATAATAAAAATATTTTTAATAAAATAAAGGAGGTTCCTTTCGAACCTTGGTTCCTTTCTAAGGAGGTTCGAAAGGAACCTTGGTTCCTTTCAAAGAAACCTTGGTTCCTTTCAGTTCATTCGACCATTATGTCAGGATAGTCATCATATTCTCCATCATTTGGATTAATGTCCCCCAATGAAAATTTAATTTCTGCAGCATCACAATATTCGGATGATTTGAAATATGTATTAATATCTACTGCATCTTTTTCATTAATTAATTCTTCTTGTGTATTAAGTAAATCTTCATCAAGCAATACAGTACTATCACCAGTACCACAAGTAGGAATTTGTCCTACCATAATATTACTAGATACACCTTTAATGCTATCAAAGGCCCCAAATAAACTGGCTTCTAGAAGTTGGTCGGTAGTTTCCTCAAAACTTGCCTTTGCAAGGGGACCAATGTTTTCCTTCTTAATACCGTGTCTACTTACTGACATAATATCACCATTTTGACACATTTTATCACATAAAAGATCAAGATGCCGAGGACTCAATTTAACATCACTATTAAGTAAAACCTGATTTAGTTGATATTGAATTTGAAAACGAGCTGCCTCAATTCCAAATATAGCATACATTTCATTAGGGTCAATACTATATGTTCTAGTGCTATCTACACCTTTTCTAATAATAATATCAAATAAGTTAGAACCTTCAGTACTAATTGTAAATTCTTTTTTACTTACAAAAGAACCATTTTCTTTTACTATAATTTGTGATTGTTCTGCTTCATTAGTAGTAAGAAATACACGAGTTATATTATCAATACCTTTAATAACAACATTACCAATTTCCTTAATTTTATCCTCAAGTATAAGAATATCATCATTTGCTTTATTTAAATTTGATTGAAAATTAAGTCGCATCCTAAATACAAGTTTAGATGCATTATCATCCATAAACATTAAAGATGCTTGTGGATAATTAGATTTTAATATAAGACTAATATCTTCCATAGTAATCTTTTTATTTATTATTTTACGCCTATCAAATTCTAACCTAATTAACCAAGGATTGCTAGGTATTTGTGATGATTGTGGATCTATTTCACTAAATATACGATATATTTCCAAGAAATCACGGTCTTCTGGTAATACACTATTATAATCATTATTAGGCTCCAAATAAATTGCAGAAGATTCTAATACATCACCAATAGTTGTTAATTCAATATTATTAGCTACCTTTTCAGACATTTCACGACTAAAACGATGTTCTTCATCCAAATAAACTTCACAGGAGCTGTTTTTAGGGTTTTTCGTATTACCTAATAATTCTCCTAAACGAGGTACTCCTTGAGTTACGGTCGATTTCTCTGCAACGCCACTCAAATGGAAAGTATCTTTGACACACATTAGTGTATTATTAACAAAATTTCGTGTTTTTTCGACAGTTAAGTCATAAAGCCACCTTTTTTTTATATTTTTATACTCAATTTCAGTTGGTAAAACTTCTGTAATTTTTTTAACTTTACGTAAAATTACTTTATTAAAATGTTCATAAAACATTTTCTTTTTATTTTGGTCTTTATTATTATATTCTAATAATCTTTCAGCTTTTTTATTTATTGTAAATTTAAATTGTTGTGCATATTTATTATTATACTCTCTTGATATTCCAATTTTGTAAATATACTCTTTAGCATTAGGTAATCTATCTCTATCCTGTTTTATTTTATGGATAGTCCAAAAAACATTAAATCGATTTAGAATTAATCCAATCATTTCAATCATTTTTTTACCTACAGATGAAACTGATATAGAGCCATCTAAACTAACACAACCATCACCACTGAAATAACCAGAAATAACTCCCTTGAGAAATTCTTTTGGAGTCTGTAAAATCCAAACTGGAATTTGTTTATCATCACTAGTCTTACCAAATACTTTTCCAAGTAATTCAGCAAGTAATGTAGATTGGAAAATATGGTCATTTGATTCCCAAGCTTTAGTTCCAGTTTCTAGATTAGCTTCTTTTTTGACAGATTTTACATATCTATATCCAATATTCCAAGAAGCCATTAAAACTTTAATAGGTTCAATAAAATCTTTATCTTCTTTACTTATTATTATACGTAAATCATTACACATTCCATCTGCTAAATAAGCTCCTACAAAATAACCAAAAGCATTATCTAATGGAATGTTTGCAGGGATATTTGAAGTACAAGACCTCATACTTAATGGATATACACATCCTAATTGGAGTTTACTATATATACCATTCATTGGATG